CAGGGCGCGCATGGTGTTCGACCATTCGACAAACTGTTCGCGGGCTAAGCCAAGTTCGTCGCGCATGGCGTTGGTGTCGAGCGTCGAGCGATGCGATACCTTGCAGTCGGCCGCGCCACGCAGCGAGGCGTTAAGCGTGTTCTGGCAGACAACACGAATCGATGTGCGCTTGGCGATGGTGGCCATGCTGCCGTCGCATGCGGTCGCCAGCAGGATGTAACCGCCCACAATGTCGGCCTTGTGTTTGATGACGGTCTGCGCTCCGATCTTCGCGAGGGCCCAAAACTTGCGGCCGCCGTGCAGAGTGCCTGCGGTCTCCAGCGTCATGCCTGACTCTTCAGCCCAATCGGCCATGGTGTAGAGAATCTTGCGGGGCTGTACTACCTTGAATTTCGATGAAACGATCGCGAGGGCGGCCTTGGTATCGGAGCGCAACAGAATGTGCGAGTCCTTCATGGTCTGCCATGCGGCGGGGTCGTTCTTCTGGTCGTGCGAGGTGGCATAGCGCGGGTATGCGGGTTCAATCTGCCAATCCATACCGGCTTTCTTAAGCCAGACTTCGCGGGGGGCGTTCTCTTCTAGGCGTTGGCCTAGGTCGTGCCATGGCGTGGCGCCGACAAAAGCCATTTCCGCGAACCCGTTTTGACGAATGCTGATTTCGTGGGACATTTTGAAACCTCTCTTGTTATGACTACGTGGGAAAACTCCGGCGCCCCTGCGAATGAGGCGCCGTGTGTATTCCTACGATCGCGCGGCCGATAGCAGGGCGTTAAACCGGGCGCGCATCAGATGTGCGAGGGCGTCGGCGTCAATCGACGCGTCGAGCGCGTCGCGCTGCGTGAGGCTTCGCGCTGCTTCCTTCAGCCAATGCGAGGCGGCCGGGTCGTTGAAGAGCTGTTGGAGCGCGCGGTCTGATTCCTCAAGCGCTGCGGTGCGCGGGTCGCGTCGAGCTGCTTTCTGGCGCGTGGCGCTCGGGCTGTTCTTCACGTGCGCGATTTGCGCCGCTTCTGCTGCCATGCGTTCGTCGTGGTTCATGTCCGTCTCTCCTGGAGTTGCTGTTTCGTTAAGCTGCGGTCCTACGGGAGCCCCTAGAGTGATCCTGTCAATAGGGCATTCACACTAGGAGTTACCCTAGGTTCATTGATATATCGTTAATTCTGCGAGGGTTTGCGCACATAGCGCTTTACGTCATATGGAAGGACGTTTATATTCGGCGCTGGGAAAAACCCTCGATCGGCTCGCCAGTGGCGGGCCTTTTTGCTTTCTGGAGTTCTGCGAATGGCTACGACCGTTGAAATAACCCTTGGCGATGACGGCGCGTTTGCCGTGGGGCTGGTCGATGCTCCGGCGGCCGATGCCGACAGCCAACAGCAAGCGGGGTCGATCGATGAGGCGCTAAGCATGGCGAAGCACCTTCTAGAGAACCCGGAACAAGGGGCGGGCGCCGATGACATGGCGGACGGTAGCGAGGGCGCGCCGTCTGCGGCCGCTGGTCCTGCACCTGGAGCTGAGCAAGGGGCGCCGATGGGGGCGGGCAATGGTCCGGCCGCTGGTTCTGACTCCAAACAAATTTGGGACGAACTAGCGGCGCAAGGTCCGGCGCATTGATGCCGGTTTTGCCGTTGGGGCGGGGGACAGGTATTGCGCCACGCGCGGCGCCGTTCCTAGGTCTCTAGGAAGGGGGCGCCTTCCTGCGATCGTAGGAAGCGCCATGCGGCGCCATGCGCCCATGGTCCTACACTCAGCCAAAGTACGATCATGCTCATTATGTCAAGTAGTCATATCCTTTAGAATCAATGACTTAGCTCTAGGAAGTAGGGAACGAGCTGCGATCGGGGCTGTTAACCTGGCCTAGTCAACCATTCTTTACCCCTCGTCTGGTCATTTCATAGGGGGAATGGGCATTGTCTTATCATATGAAGGATGGGGGGTCTGGTCATACAATTGACCCCCCGGCACACCCGCTTTTCGTTTCCGTTTGGGTCCCTTTCTCTCGCGTGCACGCAAACAGGGACGAAAAAATTTCAAAAGTTTTCACCGACTGTTAACGGTCCCCTTAACAGGTTTCACCGGCTGCGCAGGGGTTTTCCGGTTCATCCCGCCTACGGCGAAAAGCCGGACAAAAAATTTTGCGAATGGACGTTAGTACAGCTAACGACTTAACACCTTACGGAGCCAGCATGAACAGCACCCCCGGCCCGAAGGCCAAGGCGGCAGCGCGCGCCAAGCGCGACCCGACGCACGATGAGTTGCTCGAAGACGAGATTTCGAAGCTCGCGCAGGCCAAATTCGTGGCCAGCGCGGCGATTGACTCCGCGATTGCGCTGCAACGGGAGAAGTTGCCGAATCGGAACCCCACGGCGACGCAACTGAAACAGAAGTCGAAAGTGAAGCTGGAAGACGTGCGGCAAGAGCTGCTCGTGCGCGTGGCGGAAGGGGAGAGCGTTTTCACGGTTTGCCACGATGAACACATGCCGGCGCGCGCCACGATGTACCGCTGGATCAGGGAAGACAGCCAATTCAAGCAGGAATACGAGGCGGCACTGGAACAGCGCGCGGATAAGTACGTGGAGATGATCGCGGACCTGTCGGAGCACATGCAGATGCGCGCCAAGATGGGCGCCAGCAACGAAGAGATGACGGCGCTCAAAACGCACATCAATTCGCTCCAGTGGATCGCGGCCAAGCTGAACCCGAAGAAGTACGGCGAACGCCAGCATCTGGAAGTGGACCAGACCATCAAGCTGGACGACAAGCAGATCGACTCGCGCCTGCAAGCTCTGGTCGAAAAGGCCAAGAACGCGAAGAAGCCCGAATGAACTTCCGCCAGATCGCGCTCGACCCGGACGATACGAAGTTCAACGCCGACTGGCTGGCCGCGCTGCTGGAGACGTTCTCGCAACTGTGGGAGCGCCACACGCTGCGGCAGGAATTCCTCGGGAGCCCGCACTGGCAGACGCAATGCATCTACGTGCGCGGCCCAAAGGACTTCACCTTCGAAGACTACTTCGGCAGTACCTACGCCGAAGACTATGACGTGCCCAAGCTGGTGTTCGATGCGGTGGCCGAACTGGTCACGCCGGTCTATCGCGCGACGCGCGCGACCGCGCTTGGGCGCGTGCTCATTGTGAAGATGCCGCCCGGTGGCCAGTTGATCGACCACGTGGACGAGGGGCTGTACGCGCAGACCTATGAGCGCGTGCACGTCGCGCTCACGACGAACGATGAATGCGCGCTCGTCTGCAACGGCGAACGGCTGCACCTGCCGGTGGGTGAAGCGTGGTGGTTCGACCATCGCGCGCCGCACACGGCCGACAACCACGGCGAGACGGAACGAATCCACCTCATCGTGGACCTGATCGCGCCTGAGCTTAGGAACCACGATGGAATTCGTAACGCTGCCGCTTGAAGAGGTGCGCGCCCTGTTCACCGGGGAAATCGGCCGCTACGAAAGCTTCAGGTTCATCACGACGCCCTTGCTTAACGTGCCCGCGCCCTCGGCGTGGCTGGCCGCGAGCCCGCCCAAGCCGCGCGGCGCGCAGTGGAAGCGGGAGCAATCGAAAAGGCGGTATCGCTGATGGACCTGACCACTCTGAACCTGGACGCGCTGACGGTTGACGAGAAGCGCGAGCTGCTGGACCTGTTGGAAATCAAGCAGCAACGGAAGGATCAGAACAAGCTCAGGGACTACGCGCCGTATCCGAAGCAGAAGGAATTCCACGCGGCGAGCGCATACGCCGGCGTGATTGACCGGCTGCTGATGGCGGGCAACCAGCAAGGGAAAACGTGGTCGGCGGGCTTTGAGACGGCGATGCACCTGACGGGGCTTTACCCGGACTGGTGGACCGGCAAGCGTTTCGACCATCCGACCGTGGGCTGGGCGGCCGGCGTGACGGGCGAATCGACGCGAGACAACCCGCAGCGGATTCTGATGGGCCGCCCCGGTTCGTGGGGAACGGGCTCGATTCCGGCGGACTGCATTATCTCCGTCACGCGAAAAGCGCACGGCGTAGCCGACGCGCTGGATAACGTGAAGGTGAAGCACGTCAGCGGCGGCACCTCGATTGTGTACTTCAAAGCCTACGAACAGGGCCGCGAGAAATTCCAGGGTGAAACGCTCGATTGGGTCTGGTTCGATGAAGAGCCGCCGATCGACATTTACACGGAAGGGAAGACGCGGACGCAGGCCGGTGACGAAGGGCGCGGCGGGATTACCTACATCACGTTCACGCCGTTGCTGGGTATGTCGGAAGTCGTGCGGCGGTTCTTGCTCGACAAGGTGCCGGGGTCGCATGTCACGAACATGACGATCGCGGACGCGCTGCACTACACGGAGCAGCAGCGGGCGCAGATCATCGCGGGCTACCCGGCGCATGAGCGTAAGGCTCGCGCGATGGGAATTCCGATGATGGGTTCCGGGCAGGTGTACCCGATCGAGCCCGAAATGATTATGGAGCCGCCGGTTCAGATTCCATGGCACTGGCCACGGATCGTGGGCGTGGACTTCGGCTGGGACCATCCGGCCGCAGGCGTGTGGATGGCGTGGGACCGCGAGACGGACACGATCCATGTGTACGACTGCTACCGGATCAAGGAACAGACCAGCATCTATCACGCGGCCACGCTGAAGAGCAAAGGCTCGTGGATTCCGGTCGCGTGGCCGGTTGACGGGCTGCAAACGCGCGACGGGAAACAGGCGATGGTTCAGTACCGGAACCACGGCGCGAACATGCTGGAGAAGCACGCGACGATGCCTGACGGTGGCACCTCACTTGAGGTGAGCGTGCAGGACATGCTGGAGCGGATGCAGACCGGGCGGTTCAAGGTCGCTTCGCATCTCTCCGACTGGTGGGAAGAGTTCCGGCTCTATCACCGCAAAGACGGCCTGATTCAAGACATCAACGACGACTTGCTGAGCGCGACGCGCTACGGCGTGATGAGCATTCGTCACGCGGTGACGCCCGCGCCCGAACGGTCGTTTGTCCCTCAGTTTCATATGTTGGATAGCGAAGCCGGCTATTGATCGGCACGCACTGGAGCAGCACATGAGCGCACTTCGTCGCGGCGTCGATAAGCCGCATATCGCGTGGTCCAAGTATTGGGGATGCTACGCCGTCACTTTCATGGGCTTGACCCGGCTCGGTTCCACGGCGGTCGCCGCGTGGCACGCCTATACGGCCGCGCGCCGTGCGGGAGCGAAGCGATGAAAGTGTCTCGCGGAAGGATTGTCCATACGCTGGGTCCGTGGAGCAACGGGCATTCGGAACAGGCCGCGATTGTCACGCACGTCCATGGCGACGGCGAGATGGCCGGCGAGCTGGTGAACCTGACCATCTTCGTGGATGAGGGCATGCCCCTGATTCAAGGCGGTGTGCCGTGGTTCCCGACCCGCGAGGTTGCACTTGCGACGCTTCAAGCGACGCAGAACAGCCTTGTTCCCGGCGCTCGCGCCTGCTGGTTCCCGGAGCGCGACGAATGAGCTTCAAAGTCTCCAACGTGTCGCTGCTGAACAAAGTGGGCGAGCACGAATATGAATCGATCCTCGAAGTGACCATCGATGACGAGACGCACGTGATCCGGCGCAAGCACGGCCACGAAATCGAGATAGCCGGCTGGGATGGCGACATCGATGCGGTGAAGCGCCAGACCTACGAAAGCATGAAGGCTTCGATGATGTGGGCGATTGAGCAAGCACTGTTTGACGGGGTGACGTATGAATGACCATCTGCCGTATGGCCCGATGGGCCAGAGCCCGGTCGCCGGCGCCATGCAGGACGCGAAAACGCTCGAAATGGTGTACGACGAGTACGCGCGGGCGCGCAAGAAGCTCGAATTCCCCTTTCCCAGCAAGCTGCCCCAGCCGGTGCAGATCGGCGCGGGGCATGACCCCGTGAATCACCCGAAGCATTACACGTCCCACAAATCAGGGGTAGAGTGCATTCAAATCACGGAGTGGATGTCCTTTAATCTGGGCAACGTTGTAAAGTATCTTTGGAGAGCCGACGACAAAGGTGCCCCGATTGAAGACCTCAAAAAAGCAAAATGGAATCTTGAGCGGGAAATCGAGCGCCGCGAAAAAATGCAGCGCTGAGGGTTGTGACAGGCCATTCAAGGCGCGCGGAATGTGCAGCACGCACAACGTTAAGATGCGGCGCTTGGGGCTGCTTCCGGTCCTTGGGCCGAAGCCGCCGATAGCGTGCAAATACGTGGGTTGTGAAAAGCCGCACTACGCCAAGGGGGCATGTCAGTACCATTGGCTCAGAGAGAGGCGCGGAATTTTTTCTGACGCTGACATGGGGCGTAGGCGAAACGGTGTCGCGGCAGAGCGCAATGGGGCGGGTCAAAAGCAGTGCAACACATGCGAGCTGTGGCTGGACCCTGCGCAGTTCATGCGCCACAAGGCGACATCGGACAGTCTTCAGGTGCGATGCAAGCAATGCACTTACATAGAGCGGCATCGCACGCAGTACGGTCTTTCACGCGCTGACATCGCGCGCATCCTGCATGCACAGGATCACAAGTGCGCGATTTGTCTACGTGACATCTCTAGGCGCTACGTGGTTGACCACGACCACGCGTGCTGCCCCGGCATACGATCCTGTGGAAAGTGCGTGCGCGGATTTTTGTGCGACACCTGCAATCTAGGGATCGGCGCGTTCCAAGACGATACCCCGCGAATGCAGGCGGCGGTCAAGTACATACGAAAGCATCGGAAGTAACCGAATTCTAAGGCCCCGAAAGGGGCCTTTTCATTTGCCCCAAGGAACGTACGGCCACGAAGCTGACGACACTTGGACCAGCCGCAGTCTGTTCCCGCAGACTGCTTCGCCGGAAGCCCCCTGCCAAGGGGGCTTTTTTATTCCAAGGACGCCACATGACTAGCCGAGCACAGATTGAGACGCGCATCACTGCCGTCGAGTACGTGAAGCGCGGAACCAAAACGCTCGCGTTCGTCGCGTTGGATAACGGTTGGGTGCAGTCAGGAGAAGCCGACTGTGTGAACCCCGCCATTTATGACTCAACAGTAGGGGCGCAGATCGCCTATGAGGACGCAGTAAACCAACTGTGGCCGCTGTTGGGATTCCTGGAAAAAGAGGACGCGTACCGAGCGCAGAAGGCACTCGATGGAGTGCGTCCCGAGTAGTACACGCACCCAGGAGCCGGGGATGGATGCTGACATCTGGAAATTCGCGATCACCTTCATCGGCTCCGGTGGGCTGGTTGCTGCACTCCTGAAGATTATCGGTCCCGCGCTGAAGTTGAACAGCGTGGGCAACGATTCGAGCGCCCGCGCCATTGCGCAGTGGGAAAAGCTCTATGCCGAGCAAAAAGAGGAATCCGCCGCCGCGCTCGCGGCACTGGAAGTGGCGAAGGAGAGTGCGGCGAAATCCGAGGCTCGTGCATCTAAAGCCGAGCGCAAGACCGCCGACCTCGAAGCGAGGCTGGCGATTGCGTTCGAACGAATCCGCCAACTCGAAGAGAAAAGCCCATGACCCATCAAGCAAAACGCGCCCGCGCTACCTATGCGCTTCTTGCCTTGCTGATCGTCCTCCTGCCGATGACTGGATGGTTCGCACGCTCCGCGAGCGAAAAGACGAATAACGACCTCCCTACGGTTTTCCGCCAGTCCGATTTGATCGGCGTACGCGCTTGCGGGCCGCTTTACACCGTCTCTCAGAGGGCTGACCATGTTCGACGTTGAGAATCCGGCTGAAGAGGCGCTTGACCCCATGCACGGGGACGATCAAGCGGCCGAACAGGACGCTATCGCCAAGGAAGAGCTGGCGCGCGTCGAACGCCTTCAGATGTTTCAGGAAATGCTGTGCACGCGGCGCAAAGAAGCGGTTGCGGCGCGCGTCGCGAGCAGCGTTGAACGCCGCTGGCTGGACGATTTGGACGGCTACCACGGCCGCGACTCCGCCACGCGCCGGATTGAGATGATGGACACGCTCGCCGGCCGTGGTTCGGTGCCGCGCGGGGGCTCTTCGGGCGATTCGCAGACCTCGAATCGCTCGACGGTGTTCGTGCAGCTCACGCGGCAGAAAACGAACGCGGCCGCAGCGCGCGTTTCGGACATGCTGTACCCGCAAGACGACAGGAATTGGGGTATCAAGCCCACGCCGGTGCCCGAATTGCTGAACGCGGCCAAGCAGCAGAACAGTCCGGCGGTGATTGACCCGCAAACGAACCAGACGCTGCCGCATCCGAACGTTCCCGGCCAGAATTTGACCCTCGCGGACCTCGCTGCCGAGCAAATGCAGATCGCTCAAGAGAAAGCGAAGGGCATGGAGCGGGAAATTGACGATCAGTTGACCGAATGCATGTACAACGCAGAGGGTCGCAAGGTCATTCAGGACGCGGCGATGCTCGGAACGGGCATTCTGAAGGGTCCGGCGGTGATGAACCGCATCGCGAAGAAGTGGAAATCCGTTAAATCGGTCGATCCGCAGACGCGAAAGACGCAAATCGTCCAAGTGCTCGAAATGATCGAGCAGATTCGCCCGCGTAGCTACCGCGTGGACCCGTGGGACTTCTATCCGGACCCCGCGTGCGGCGAAAACGTGCAGGACGGCTCGTATGTGTTCGAACGGGAGTTCATGCCCGGTCGGCGGCTGGCCCAACTGGCGAAAGTCCCCGGTTACAACGCTCATGCGATCGTGCTGTGCCTGCAAGAAGGGCCCCAGCACGTGCGCGCGGAAGAGGGTTCGTACAACGAGAACCAGCGCGCGGCCGGCGAAGCCTACGACCAGTCGAATGCGTACGACGACAAGCGTTTTGAGATTTGGACGTACACGGGCGACGTGTCGCGCGAGGATTTGGAGACGGTTGGGGTCAAAATCCCCGACGATCTGGAGTCCTGGCTGACGACTTTCAGCGGTGTGATCGTGATGTGCAACTCGCGCATCATCAAAGCGATGCTGAACCCGCTGGATACGGGCGATTTCCCCTATGACGTGTTCGTATGGGAGCGCATGGCCCTCTCGCCGTTCGGCGTGGGCGTCCCGTACCTCATGCGCTACGCGCAGCGCACGCTGAACGCCGCATGGCGCGCGATGCTGGACAACATGGCGTTGTCGAGCGGCCCGCAGATCATCATGAACCGCAAGGCAGTGACCCCGGCTGACGGTAGCTGGAACCTGACCGCGCGGAAAATCTGGCACATGACCGGCGACAACGACGATGTGCAGAAAGCCATGATGGTTTTCGAAGTGCCTTCGCATCAAGCCGAAATCAGCAACATCATCCAGATCGCGCAGCAGTTTGCCGACGAGGAAACCAGCCTCCCGCAGATCGCGCAGGGCGAGAAGGGCACCGCGCCGGATACGGTCGGCGGCATGTCGATCCTGATGAATAGCGCGAACACGGTGCTGCGCCGACTCGTCAAGCAGTACGACGATCAGGTGACGCGCCCGCACATCCGGCGCTATTACGACTGGAACATGCAGTACAGCACGAAGGAAGACATCAAGGGCGACTTTGAAATCGACGCCCGTGGCTCGTCTGTCCTGATTGTGCGCGACCAGCAGCAACAGGCTGTGATGCAGATGTTCGAGTTCGCGCAGAACCCCACGTTTGGCGTTTACGTCGATCCGATGAAGCTCTTCAAAAAGGGCTTGGAGATGAACCATCTCACGCCGGATGACGTGATGCGTTCGGACGCGGAGATTCAGCAAAAGATGAAGGAGATGGCGCAGCAGAAAGCCCCGCCGGACCCGCGCGTGCAGGCCGCGCAGATCACCGCGCAAGCTCGCCTCGAAGAAACAAAGATTCAAAACGATGGCGAGAAGGCGTACATCGACACGCAGGCGCAGATTGCCCGCGACGATCATGCCGCACGCATGGGCGAGCTTCAGATGAAGCGCGAGTTGGCGATTCTCGAATACGCCAACAAGAACGGCATGCAGCTCATGCAGATCAAGGCCGACCTCGCGCAGCTCGCTCTGAAGCTCAACAGCGACCGCGCTATGAAAACCGCTGAGCAGATGACCCGCGCCAAGGGCTCCGAACCTGGACCGGGCGACGGCGCGGCCCCCTCTCTTTCACCGGACACGCCACTCCAATGAGCACGAAAAGCACGATTCAAGCTTCCCTCGGGAACAACAACATCCTCACCGTGACCTTCGACAGTCTGTTGAACGGTGAGGCCGGCGACGTGATTGGCCCGGATCGCAACCTCTGGTCGGATCGCTCGGTGCAGGTGTCTGGCACCTTCGGCGCGTCCGGCACGGTGGTGTGGGAGGGCTCGAATGACGGCGTGAACTTCTTCACGCTGTCGTCCCCGCAAGGCACGTCGCTGACCTTCACGTCTGGCGGGCTGAAGCAAGTCCTCGAAGGCGTGCAGTTCGCGCGCCCGCGCGTGGTTTCCGGCGACGGCACCACGAATATTCAAGTCACCCTGTTGCTTCGCCTGCCGACGATGCGCGCCGGTTAAGGAGGTCCTATGGTCCAAAAGGTCATTCTGCGTCGCGGGAACATCACCGGTTTCAAGGGCGAAGTGACCCTTGGCGAAGACTGCCGGACCTTGTACCTGCATGACGGCATTACCCCGCACGGCATGCGCGTGGCGATGGTGAGCGAGCTGGGTGAGGGCGGGGGCGGCGACCCCGGCACCGGCGCGGTTACGTCCGTGGCCGGCCGCACCGGCGACATTAATCTGGTCGTCGCAGACGTGGCGGGCGCGGCGCCCAGCGTCAACCCGAACCTCAGCAATCCGACCCTGACCGGCACGGTTTCCGTGCCCACGGTGTCGGCCGACACAAGCAACACGCAGGCAGCGAGCACCGCGTACGTCCTCGGACAGGCGGCGAACACCACGCCGCTGGTCGAATCGGGCAGCGGCTCAATCGGCAGCTCGACGCGCTTCGCGCGGGCCGATCACGTGCACCCGGCGGCCGCCGGCGGCGGGGGCGGCACGACCACGGTACGCGAGTCCGCGCTGCGCAACTGGAAGAAGTCCAACACCGGCCGCATTGTGTCGCTGATGGGCCGCGCGCAGTCGGGTTTCTCGCGCGGGCGCATCTTGCTCATCGGGGACTCGTACACGGCGGGCTACGCGGGGGCCGGCAACGGCTTCGCCGGTGGCCGCGCGCAGTCGTTCGGCTCGCATCTGGCGCGGGCCATGGCGGGGCGCGGGATGGCCGCCTCGGCCGATTGGGCGCTGGGTGACGGCAACGGCGGCGACATTCCTACGCTGGTCGGCTATGACCCGCGTCTGGTGTTCACCGGCGCGAGCTTGCTGACGGACTTTCGCGGCATCGGCGGCAGTAGCTGGACCTTCGACACGGCGGGCGACAAGGTTTCATTCACCCCCGGCGGTTCGTTCGACACGGTTGAAATTCTCGTCATGGCCAACAACACGGCCGGCGTGTCGGGGAACTTCGACGTGTTCTTCAACGGCTCCGGCACGGCCGCGTTCACGGTGGCCAGCAACGACCTGATGGGGGTCAAGAAAGTCACCCTGACGGTGCCGGCATCCGGGACCGCGACATCGGTGCAGCTCCAGCGCAAGACGAACGCGACCTTCATCGCAGGGCTCGGCACGCGCCTCGCGGGGAAGCCGGGGATTGAAGTCATCAATGCGGGCTCGACGGGCTCACCGTTGTCGATCTACGCGCTGCCGGGGACGTCGAACGGCGACGAGAACACCTGGAACACCCGCAACGCCGCGACGGCGCTGCTGGATTCCAACGCGCTGAACGTCACGATCATTAACGGCTGGTACAACGACATGGACGGCGGGGCGACGATTGCCGCGACGCAGACGCACCTGTCGAACCTCATCACGGCTGCGAAGGCGTGGGGCGATGTGATCTTCATTGGTTATGCGCCGCTGGACCCGGCCGACACGCCGCTGGTGACATACAACCAGTGGCAGGACGCGATGTACGCGACCGCGACGGCCGCAGACATCCCGATCATCGACCCGCCCGCGCAACTACCAGTCTATGCAACCGGTATCAGCCAAGGCATGTACGGCGACCCGCTGCACCTGAACGGCTCCGGTCATGCAGTAATCGGCCGCGCGATCCTGCAAGCGCTGGAAGACATCGCGTAACGCGCCCCCGTTTCGCCCCTTCTCACTGCTCACCTGTTAAGGGCTACTAACGGCCCGAAGGAACCCCCATGTCTGATACCCAAGCAATCACCGGGACGATGCAGGTAGTCGTCACGGATGACCAACTCGCGCAGATGGCCAAGGCGGTCGATACGCCGCCCCCGGCGCCGGTAATCAATGACGCGCAGTTTCGCGCAGCGGCCGAAGCGCTGACGCACGGCGCGCGCATGTACCACGGGATGCTCGACGCGGCCGCCGCGCTCAACCAAGTTGGTTCGCTGGGCGCGGCTATCAGCGAACGCCAGAGCGCGCTCAACGGTCTGGACACGTCCATCAACGAGCGCAAGGCGCGGCTCGCGGCGCTGGATGACGCCGTGACGACGCAAGTCGTCAACAACGAGCGCGCGATGAACGAAGCGCTGCGCGCGGCGAGCGACAAGTTGCAAGAAGCCTCGGCGCAGGCCGCGACGATCGTGAAGACGGCGCAGGACAACGCCACGGCGCTGACCCTCGCGTCCCGCGAGAAAGCGAGCGAGCTGCTGGATCAGGCGAACAGCACCGCCTCGCAAATCCAGCTTCAGACGGCTACCGAAGCGCAGAAGGTCAAGGACCTCGAAGCGAAGCAAGCCGAACTGCAAGGCCAAGTCAACGACCTCGAAACCCATATCGCAGTGGCCAAGGCCAGTCTGCGCCAACTGCTTGGAGACTAAGCCATGACTATCGGCATCGCAGCAAACGCGCGCAACGCCATGTTGGACGCGCTGACGACTTTCGTAGGCGCCTCGGCCAAGCTGCGTTTCTATGACGGCACGCGGCCGGCGACGGGCGGCACGGCCACGACGCTGCTGGCGGACCTCGCCTGTTCGGCCACGTTCGCACCGGGCGCCTCGGGCGGGGTGCTCACGCTCAACGCGATCAGCTCCGCAGCGGCCGCCGCGACCGGCACCGCTACGTGGTTCCGGATCGTCAAGTCGGACGGCACCACGGTGCTTCTGGACGGTTCTGTCGGTACTTCTGGCGCCGACATCAACCTGAATTCGACCAGCATTTCCAGCGGCGCGACCGTTAGCGTGACTTCGGCCACGATCACGGCGGGCAACCCGTAAGCGGGAGACTTTATAGGAGAGAGCCGTGGGCAATCTGAGCGGTTCCTTTTCGTCCTATACGGGTAACGCCGCCACTGAGTTTTTCAACCTCACGACGCCGACGCGGTTTGACTGGATTCAGTTTCCTCAGTCGCCCACGTCGCCTAATCGGAAGCTCGGGGGCGGCTCGACCATTGGGCTGCCGACCGCGATCGGCCCCGGCACCAAGTCGCTCTTGGGGTTCAACGGTAGCTACGGCCTGACTTGGACCGATGGCACGCCGACCACAAGCGCCACGAAGTCGGAAGACGGCACCTACCTCAGTCCGGCGACGCCGACGATCGGGCAGGGCATTCAGATCGTGCTGCCGGCCGACACGGACACGCGCACGCTTGAAGTGTATTGGGGCTCCTACAGCTCCGCGATCAAGATGGTGGCGACGCTCTCGGACGGGAGCGCGGCCGACTACACAGAGACGCACGTAACCGGCGGCACGGGCGTCTCGACTTATTTCCGTTCGACGCTGGTCTACACGGCGAACAGCGCGGGGCAGACCCTCACGCTGCAAATGACGGTCACGGCGCTGTCCGGCGGGCAGGGTAATACCTGGCTCATGGGCGCGGCCTACACGAAGAGCACCAACCCGTCCGGCACGCTGGGCTCGACGCTGGGCGCGGCCACGATGGCCGCAACGGGCGCGCTCTCGGGCGGCGCCGCCGGCACGATGGCGCAGACGCTGGCCAACGCGGTGTCGAATGGCTGGACGGGGACGGTAGGCGTGGCCGGGACGATGGGCGCGACCCTAGGCGCTGCGACCAGCGCCAGCACGGCCACGGAAGTGTTCACCGGCTTTCCCAGCCTGCTGCTCGCTGACGAGGTAATGGCGGGCGCGGGCGGGCAGACGCACAGCGGCTCGATGGCGCAGACGCTGGCGGCGACCGTGTTCGCAGGCGGGGGCGGCAACCCC